ACCTCCGCCACCCATTTGTCCACTAACTACAGTATTTGCTCCTGCTGTAGCTGCTAATGAATCAGTTTCAGATGCAGATTCTGTTCCTGCAGATGTTCCCATTCCTGCAGTGGCACCTGGTAGTTGTGTTACAGGAGTTGTTAATCCTGCATCTATAGTAGGAGTTGCTTTAACATCATATTGTATTTTATACACTCCAGTATTTGTATCTTGTTTTAACACCTGCGTATACGCTGGTATTCTACCTGTAATAGGATCTGCTAGTGGTGGTGTATCTTGTAATGCCATTAAAAAAATCTTCTACTTTTATTATCTTTCTTGTTGAGCTGCTGCTCTAAGGATAGGAGTCGCCTGAGAGAACTCAGCTTCCCCTGGTTGCGGAACAGCTCCTGCTCCGATGTTGCCACCTCCAACTCCTGTTGGATCAGCTGGATTTGCTCCTGGAGGTATTCCTTGAGCAGATCCCATTCCACCCTGTTGCTCACCAGGGCTTTGAGCTTGTTGATTTCCATTTGTCATCCCCATTATTTTTGCGAATAGTTGTGCATTTTCTGGATCATTAATTAATTGATCTGGATCAATATCTAATGATTTTGCAATTTCTTTTAATATAGAATGCCATCTTACAAACGGTGCTATGTTTGGATTATTAGCTGTTTGCATAAATGTCATTAATCTTTGTGACCTAACTTCTTTTTGCATTAGTGAAGAAGTGCCTCTTGCTTTTATTTCTAAATCACCTTTTATAGATTCTATATAATTATTAAATTGCATATTCCATGCAAATAAAGATTCACCAAGGGGTCTTAGTAAATAATCATCTATGTTTTTTACAACTGTTTTAATACTTAATGCAGCTGCTCCCATTAGCATAGACATACCTGCAGCTGTTCTTGTTGTAGATTGAACACCAGTTGCTCCATGTGAGTAAGATGGAATACCTGTTGCTTCATCTGCTAGTTGCCTAAACTTATCAAACATCATTAAATTTTCTGGTGCAGTATTAGGAAACTTTAATCCGTTAATTGCTGTTCCTGTCACACCAGACTGTCGTCTAAATATTTTGCCAGGATAAATATTCATATCTTGTCCTGGAACTAATTGTGTTTCATCAATATCAAAAACTAAATTGCCAGCTAATGCTAGATTATCAATAGCCATTCTAGCATGGCCATTCATTACCATCTGTGCATCTTCCATATTTTCTGGTATACCTACACCAAAAAATTGATATGGATTTATTTCATATGGGCATACATGAAATGGTATTCTCTCAGGAGTAAATGGATTCATTACTAATCTTAAAATATGCCCATTACATATCCATGCATTAATTTGAACCTCATCAAGTTCTTCCATATTTTCACCAATTTCAAGACCTGCCTCTTCAGCTAACATTCTATCCATTGATCCCCAATATTCGTAAACTTCAAATCTTTTCTTTTGAAGATCATCAACATTTTCTCTATCTAGTAATGCTGTTTCAAACCCACGAACTTCATAATTTTCTCCCATCTTTAAACAATTAGCTATAGCTTCTTTTCTAAAGTAAGGTCTATTTTGTAACTCTCTTAATTGTGATCTGTTAAAAGAATGTCTTTGAATTACATACTCACAATCCTCTATACTAGTTGCATCTGGATCTGGATAAAAATCCCAAATACTTACAGCCTCTAATTTAGGTACAGCTTTTAGTTGTGGGTTATAAACTTGTTCTTCTGTTTCTTCATCCTTTTCCCATTTATGTAAAACTTTTTCATGAGTAAAAGGCCCTTTTAAAACTCCAGTTCCAAGAAGAACCATTTCAAATAATACATGCCTAAGAACTGTTATAGCAGAACTTTCTTCTAATTGATCATGAATTAATTTTTGTAAATTTTCAGCAGATTCTCTTGCAGGTTCTATTTGTGGTATTTTAGGAGATTCTACTGAAGGGCCATCAGCCATTTCTACACCTTCATAGTCCGATGCTAATCCTCTTAAAAGATCAGCTGTTGTAGTTCCTGGAGAAATTTCTTTTCCATCTCCAGGAAAGCCATAAAGATTTATTATATCAGGTTTATCTTTTTTAGGATCTTTTTCTTCTTCATTTGGTTGTTTTGCATGAGCATATTCTGATATGCCATCAGGCATAGGTGTTGGTTCTACTCCAATAGGAAATTTTCCTGTTGAAAATAAAACCTCTATTAATTGACCAAATGCAGCTAAAACTTTAGTTTTAGTTATTTTAACAAAGACTCTAGATTTTTCTTTTTCTGTAAATGACATATCTGAACCATAGATACCTCTATAGTTTCTATATGATCTTAACCAACGACTTTCGTCAAATAGTCTGGCATCTTCAGATCTTACAAATCTTTCTTTTATTAAACCTTCTAATCCAGAATATTCAGTTGATGAATCTTTTTCTTTTTCATTAGATTCTCCAACAGCTACAATTAGATCGTCTCTTGGTGTTTCATCAGCCATGATAATTATTAGTAATCTCTTTCATCAGCCATTGAAAAAATCTTGCCATCCACCATATTAGTTTTTACTTTTGGTGCATCAACATTTTCTCCGCCTACTTCATCAGCAGGTAGGTTCATAGGATCGTTAGCAGTTTTTGCACTGTTAACTTCATCTAAATCACCTTGCTTATATTTTTTCATGATGTCCATGTTATTTCTCCTTATGTTTAGTTTTTGATAGTGACTCTTGTATAAATTTTAAGAGCCATGGATTATCTCGTAAGACAATATGTATTTGGTTAGCTAATGTATTTGTAACAACTTCTTCTTTATCTTCATCTGATAATGGATTAGATTTAGCTGTAAGCCCACCAACATAACAACACGCATGTAAAATTTCATGAATTAATGTATTTAGCAAATCGTGCTGTTCTAAATTTGTATTTATTTGTATTTTATTTTCTCTTTGCAGATAATGCCCATAACAATCTGTAAGATTGTCTGTTCTAAAATCTGCATCTTTTATTTCAATAGTTAGATCTTGAAATCCAACTCTTAATTTTTTTCCGTCTATATCCATTAATATCCAAATACTCTATCTGCTGGTTGAAAGTTTTGTTGTTTTCCAAAGCCGTCTATTCCTATTCCGTGTGGATTAATGGGGCGAGACATACATCCATATCTTAATGCATCATATGCATGATCTTCTGCGTGCGTATCAACATCTTCTGGATTATTTTTATCACATGGTAAAAGTGGTAGTGTTCGTATTAAGTTTACACAATTGTTAAATATAAATAATGATGGTTTTTTTTCATTATTTTTTTCTCTAACAGATAGTCGTTTGTGTATTTCCAGCTTACCGTTGATACGACTTCTTGGTGATCTATCAGATGGTCTCCATCTACATCCTGCAGTAATCATTGTTTCTGCAATACTTGGACCAACATCACCTCTTCTAGCCCAAGTGCTTGAGTCTAAGACTCCATAACGAATATATTCTCTATCTTCTAAACTTAAAACTTGTTGTGCAAATAGATCTGCTGTAACTTTTTTTGTATACAATTCTCTATATATCCAAAGATTATTATCAAAGTCTATGGCAAACCAAAGCACACAAGCTGGTGAAGAATATCCCCAGTCACAAGATCTAAATCTATGCCAGTTTCTAGGTATATCAAATGGCTCTACAACATGTGTTGTTAAATTAAATTCTGGAAATGCTGCATCTTCATAAGCACCCCAGTCTCCATCTAGAAACTGTTTTCTTTGCACTTCAGGCAAAGAAGCTAGCATAATATAATAATCCTCTGTTTGCATTAGATACGGATTATCTTGTAACTTTGCTGGTATAAATCTTCTTGTTATTTTTTTTATACCAACTGGCGTTTGTATTTCTACATCAAACTTTGTATTAGGAACTGCTGGGTCTACAAACATTTCTTTTACCCAAGTAGATCCTACGTTGCCTGGGTTACCTGTTGCTCTCATAAACACTGGTATCTCTGGATCTACTGATCTAAGAGACGACCTTAGAAAGTTATAAATATCAGGTGTTGGATATTGTGGTAACTCATCTATTCCTATCCAAGTGTAAGACTGTCCTTGATATCTAAGAGCATCTGTTGTATTTTCTGCGTATCCAAATTCTATTTTAGCACCAGATGGAAATCTCCATTCTTTTTCTTGCTCTCTCCATTTAGCACCAGGAAAAGCTTTTGGATATAATTGTTGTGAGTGATTAATTAAATCTCTCAACTCAGGCATTGAACGTCTTAATAATAAACCTCTATGTTTTTGTTTATCACAATATCGTAGTGGATCAATAAGCATTGCATATGATTTACCACCACCTCTTGCTCCACCATAAAATACTTCTCGTTCTGATGCTGCTAAGAATTGTGTTTGTGGTCCTTCATTAGGTTCAAATATTATTTCTTGTTCTTTTACAGCTTCTTTAACATTTGGTGGAACAGTTTCAAACTCTTCTTCAACAAATATATTTTTTTTATTTTCTAATATATCGTCAGCTTTTTTTATAGCTTCTTTTTTATTTTTTAATTTTTTTTGTGCATTGTGATAATTATCTTTTGCTTTTTGTACTTGTTTAGCTATATCACTAATACTAGCCTTTGCTGATTTTTTTGCTTTGGCTACTTTTTTCTTTTTAGGTTTAGGTGGTGCAACATCATTCACTTCTTGCTAGCACCTTTCTTAATCCTGGAGCAGATATATATCTACCTGTTTTTCTTTGCATCCATCCAGCAACTTCTCGATAGGAACAACTTTTAATATATTGCTTTGCTTGTTCTATAGCTTCAAGTTCCTCTTGGATTGGCTCTAATAATTTATCATCCTCTTCGTTAACTTTATAACCAAAAGGGATGGTTCTTGATACTCTTTTTTTTAATCCTAGACTCATGCTTCTTTGGCTGGTAATACAAATATGCCATGAGCAACTTTTGCATTAACATCTATCTTTTCCTTTTTAACCAAACCGACTCTATCCAAGATTTGCTTTGCTGCTTCCATTCTAATATTAGCTCCAGGAATAGACCC